CTTTTCTTTGAGGCTGAACCCTTTTTACTTTTCTTTGAGGCTGAACGCTTTACACTTTTCTTTGAGGCTGAACGCTTTACACTTTTCTTTGAGGCTGAACGCTTTACACTTTTCTTTGAGGCTGAACCCTTTTTACTTTTCTTTGAGGCTGAACGCTTTACACTTTTCTTTGAGGCTGAACGCTTTACACTTTTCTTTGAGGCTGAACGCTTTACACTTTTCTTTGAGGCTGAACGCTTTTTACTTTTCTTTGAGGCTGAACGCTTTTTACTTTTCTTTGAGGCTGAACGCTTTTTACTTTTCTTTGAGGCTGAACGCTTTACACTTTTCTTTGAGGCTGAACGCTTTTTACTTTTCTTTGAGGCTGAACGCTTTACACTTTTCTTTGAGGCTGAACGCTTTTTACTTTTCTTTGAGGCTGAACGCTTTACACTTTTCTTTGAGGCTGAACGCTTTACACTTTTCTTTGAGGCTGAACGCTTTACACTTTTCTTTGAGGCTGAACGCTTTACACTTTTCTTTGAGGCTGAACGCTTTACACTTTTCTTTGGTGATTTTTCAACATCATGTATTTTTGCATTTGTGTAAACTCTCTTACCTTTTTCTATATAATAGTATTTATCTTTTCTCACGGAAAAATGTACAACACGTCTTTTTTCTTTTCCATCGATTTTAACATATACACATAGTTTCTTTTTAGATTTACCTGGTGATTTATTCATATTTTATTACTTAAAAAGAAAAAAAATCGTAATTTACGATTTTTTTTCTTTGGAACCATCAAATTCTGTCCTTTTGAAAAACAGAATTTGATCATCTATATTTACATAACCTAAAAACATTCTACGACAACAATATCTAGATATATTAAAATGTTTAAATATTTCTTCATTTGTAATACCTTTTTCAGTCATTTCAATATATTTTTTTTCATATTGTCCGATACACTTATTACAAGTAAAACAACGAATTGGAAATGTCATATTTAAAAAGTATATTAAAGATATAAATTTAAATCATTTTATTATTTAATGTATATACATTAAATAATAAAATAAAAATAAAAATAATTATAATTATATAGATTGATTAATTTTCATCTGGAAATATTGATATTTTTAAACCCATCGCTGTTAATTCTTGGGTTAATAATTTAGATGCATATGCAATATTACAAGACTTTACATCATTTCCTTTACACGATTGGCATTCTATAGTTGATTTTGCCGGTATACCACATTTAGAACATATAGTCATTTGAAATGCATCAGATACGTCAAATAATCTTTCTTTTAAAAATCTAGAAGCTCCATGAGATATAATAGCGTCTCTTTCCATTTCTCCAAATCTTAAGCCTCCATCTCTTGATCTTCCTTCGGCAGCCTGTCGTGTAAGCATTGTGACATTACCTTTTGCTCTTGCGTGCATTTTATCATCTACCATATGCTTTAATCTTTGATAATATGTAGGACCAATAAATATTTTTGCTTCCATCATTTCTCCTGTCATTCCGTTATACATTGTTTCATATCCTTGTGAATGAAAACCATATTTTTCTATACTATTGTTTGCTCTTTCAACTATTTTATCTGCAGCATTTAAACTATTATCAGTAAAAGGAGTTGCGTCTGCATAATTACCAATTGCTGTACATTCTTTTCCAAGGGCACATTCTATTAATTGGTTTATTGTCATTCTAGATGGAATACAACAAGGATTTATGATAATATCAGGTACTATTCCTGATGATGTAAATGGCATGTCGTGTTGCATGTACATCATACCTATAGTTCCTTTTTGTCCAGCTCTACTTTGTCCAGACCATACAGACTTTCCTTTACGTCTTACATAAATGATACCTTTTTCAGTAGGAACTGTACAACAATAAACTTTGGCATCGTAATCAACCCATGAATCTCTTTGTTTTTCTAAATTATTGTATCTATTTACAACATGTTTTTGCGATTTATATATATTTAAAACCCAATATTGCGACGCATCTTCTTTTAAATCTTTCAAATAATAATTACATGACCAGCCAGCATGAACGCAAAGTATTGACAAATCATCTCTTAATTTAATACTTGGAGTTTCGTATATAATCATACTATCTCCGTTATATTTATTTCCTAATAATATTCCTTGGATTAAATATCTAGTATATTTCATGTTTAAATTAAAACACCATTTTGGAATATATTTATCTACCATTTTTGTATTTAACGATGATAGATATTTTACTAATCTATCATCTTGTAAATATAGAGTATTTAACTCTCGCTTAAATGGTTTGAGATTATATTTTTCTAAAACTTTTACATAATTATATATTTCATCAATAATTTTTTCATTATCTGTAATAGTAAGTACATTAGATTTTGTATTATCTAAGAAACAAACATCAGATTTCCCTTTTGTTATCCATATTCCAAAAAATTCACACCATTCTTTTAAAGGTATATTTAACTCTGGTAAATTTCCGACCTCTTGTAATGTAAATGATTTTAAACATTGTTTTGGTTTCCATTTATCTATATTTAGTTTATAACTGCTTGTTTTACCATATATTTCATCAGCTCGTTCCATTTTAAAATCTTTCCCGATAGAATTTCCTACGTACATTCTATGATTTGGAGTTACAAGAAGATCTATTTTATCTGTTTTTACATGATACATTTTACCCTTATAATCGTAGTTTTGAATTTTAACTGGATTGTGATATTCTAATTCTGTATCTTTTATAAGACATGCAACTTTATGTTCAACTGTAATATCTTTAATTGAAATCCAACCATTGGTAGTTAAAACTTCTGTTTCTGTATCGTAACAGGCTAATTTATCTCCGATTGTAGGAGAACGATAAACTCTTATAATTACTTTAACCAATTTATATCCATTAGGAGTTATAGTAACAATAACCCTGTCGATAGTACCTTCTTCTCCTGAATCTATAACGACACTAGCATCTGTCCTAGTTTGTTCTCTGTTTTTATTTCCTGTTATTACTATTTTACCGATTATGACATCTCCTTTTTTAACAACTATTGGCTGACCTTTATCATCCCTTGTTTTTATAATTCCATATTTATCTAAATATGAATAATTTGCATTTTTCCTTTTAAAATATTTACTGTCTCCTTCTTTTATATTAGTATCACTATTTAACGGAGGCAAACATATTTCTTCTAAACTATAAGTATCTCTTTTCTTTTCTATACAATCAATTGTATGATAAGAAGTCAAACAAAATAAACCTCTTTGAACTGCGCTAAAATTAAGCATAACAGAATCTTCTTGATTAAATCCAGAATAACATGCAATTGCAACTATTGCGTTTATTCCTGAAGGCATGTTATTCATGCCAAAAATTTCGGCAGGTTTTGTAAAAACTAAAGGTTTTTGTGGGTAATGAAGAACGTGTAAAATAGTATCCGATCTTACATTATATGACAATACGGGAATGCCTAAGGCTTGTTTTGACATACTTGATTGATAACAATTTCTAGGCGATTGACTATGGTCAGAAAATGGAATCATGGCGGCAGCAATTCCAAGCATCACACAAGGGTGAATTTCGCAATAATTATTATACTGACTTTCTAAATCTTTAGGTGACATTGCTATTACACTATTTTCAATTTCGGATACATCTACATACTGTATTAAACCTTTTTTAATTAACATTTTCCAATTATATTTTTCTTGAGGTTGTATATTCAGTTTATTATCTGTTAAAGTAAATAAAGGTCTAATAAATCTTCCTTCGTCACAAAATATTTTTACATCATTATCAACTATATCATAAGTAACTGACACTTCTTTATCAATCAAACCTATTTTTCTTAATGTATTAATATTTTCAATTGTAGTATCTGGATCTTGTGTAAACCCTATGATAATGTTATTGAGAAAAACTGTAGAATAATTTTTAATATGTTCTATTTTCATTTTTGATATTGATGTAATTGTTTTACAATCTTCAATAACTCTTCTTGTATTTACAGTTGAATTTTTCTTTGTAGTTTTTGACAAAAGTGCAAAATTAAGAACTATACCAACTTTACCACCTTCAGGAGTATTATGAGTAACTGTAAAATCATGTAAAAGAAATCTTCCGTTTCCTTCTAATTGCCATCCTACAAAAGGTTGAAGTTCTTTTTTAAATAAAGAAAATTTACTACATATTTCATCTTCTTGTAATACATACCCATCGCGTATTGTGTATCCTAAAGAGTCTAGTAAAAATTCAACTTGTTTTGATTGTTTGTATTTTTCATTTTGTAACAAACCTTGTAACAGCCGCTCTCTGTTATTTCTACTATTAATTAAATATTCGGAAGGAATTTTATCATTAACTCGTAATCCAAAAGAATAGGGTTCTTGTGGTAATATAGTTTCCGGCCAGTTAACATTTTTACACTTAAATGTTAGGAGTGTATTTCTGATTTCTTCAGGAATAGATAAATATTTTTCGATACTAATATCAATCGTTTGATTTTTAATATATTTTTCAGCCTCATCTATGTTATTAAATATATTTTTGATATATTTTAATTGTTGTTCATCAAAAGAAATTACTTCATAATAATTTTCTGAAGAAAAAAATTTAGATAATTTATTCACAATTGGTTTTAATGTTAAAATATGGTTTGAGGTAACTGTATAGTCTTCAAAACGTTTATTTTCATGTTGAATAGTATACATTTCGTTAAATCCAGAACAAGTATTTTTAACTCTTGTAGGATTGCCATTATCATCTATTAACATATCTCCTACTACTATATCTTTTGCGAGTTTAATAGTTCCATTCCATAATAAAATTTTAGTTTCTGGACTAAAACATTCACAAGGACACACAAAACCATATTGAGACGGATGTATTTGTCTAATGGCAGTATTTTTTCCCTCTTTTCCAACTGGTATAAGAATACGTCGGAGATGAGATAACGACGCGCAATATGTCATTCTATCAAGAACTTGAGAAACACCTGTTTTCATGTATGAAGCATTTTTTTGTACAACCCAATTACCAGTAGACATACATTGATGTAAACCTTTTGTAATATTTTTAGTTCTTGATATGATCGATAATATATCAGGACGTTGTTTTTTCTTGATAAGTTGAGTTTTTATAAACTGAACATATTTTTTGAATAAGTTTCTAAATATATCATATAACAATGTTCCTGCCACCTCTATTCTTTTATTAGCGTAGTTATCTCTGTCATCTTCCATTCGTAATCCTAAAATAGTCGAGAGTAGTTTTCTTAAAATATGACCTAAAAAACAAGCATATTCTTTAGATGAAGCCGAAACACCAAGATGAGGAAATAATTCATTATGTATAATTTGTTCACCATAATGTTTTTCTCTATCTTTTTGTATAATATGAAGAGCTCGTTCTCCTATATAATCTAAAGCTTCTTCCCTCGTTTGACATATAAAACTATCTCTAATTATATATCTAATATATTTTCTAAATTGCTCGTTGTCTATTCCTATAAAATTAGAAATATCTATTTCTTCAGTAAAACCAAGTGCTTTAAAAACAATTCCAACTGGAATTGGTTCTTTAACATATGGAAGTGAAAAAAATATACTTCTATCATCTGTAGAAATCATTGCTTTAACTAACACGGAATGACCAGTTTCAGATGACATTGATCTTGTTTCTGCTATATATGTATATCTATCTCCAGGTTTTTGTTTAAGGACAAAAACCTGGTTATAATTATTTCTCATTTGAGCAACTAAAACTCTCTCGTTGCCTTTAATGATAAAATATCCTCCTGGGTCATTAGGACATTCTCCTTCTTCTATTTGTCTATCAGAATTTATTCTACTAAGATTACATACACAAGATTTCAACATAACAGGAAGTCGTCCAATTACGATTCTACGATGTATTTTTTCATATTTCTTTTCTTGTTCAATAAAAGTTTCCGATATATCACAATATATAGCTGTATCATAATTCAGATCTCTCTTACGTGCATCTCCTGGGTATATTTTTTTCATTGTACGATCTTCTTCAATTACATGTGGCTCGGCAAGAGATATTTGCCCAAATTTTACAATATAATTTGGAGTTGATATCACAGATTCTTGATCGATAATTTCTTGAAGACCGAAAGTTATAAAATCATTATAACTTTCAATTTGAGATAATACAAGTCCATTTGTTTGATAATAAGTTTCCAATATTTTCCAAATATTTTCTTCACTTAAATTAGACATCTTAAAAAATATTTGAAAATTAAATTTAATTTTCATTTTTAAAGATTTTTTAAATAAATGTACATTGATATATTTTTTATTATAACCCTGATAGTCTGTTTTATTATTCTACTGATTAATATATCTGAAAAATATAATACTGAAATAGAAATTGATATTAAAACGGATGAAAATGGAAATAGTATATTAACTGACGAAGAAAAAGAACGACAGAGAAAAGACTTGGAAGAAAAAAAAAGGTTATACGGTAACGATTACAATAAATTACAACAATTAAGATTAGTTCAAGAAGCAAGTAGAAGAGAAGCCGACTACGGAGTTCCGAATGCATATGGATTTGCACCAAATTTTGGTGTAAATCCAGCTGAAGAAGGAAGAGAATATACTTACGAACAAGAACAAATTAATCCTTAATTTTTATATTTAATTTTTAAATATAAAAATTATTTATTGTCTACCTGAACCGCATACAGATGTTCTGTAAGTTGTTTGACAGTTTCCAGCGTCTTGCCCATATGCTTGATTTATATCAGAATATCCAGAACAACTTGGAACTTTAGTTGTTAAAGAGTCATATGATATTGGATCCCATGTAGGTACTGCATACATGCCAGTTACTACACGTCCTTGAGCTGCAACATTCATAGAATAACCATCATTGTAATTACCAAGATTTGCATAAGAACAAGATGCACCACTTGAACTAGAATTATTATATTCAGACATTTTTTATTTTCAGTAAGAAATTTTTAAATTTTTTATATTTCATTTTTATATAACTTGTTAATTGTTAATGATAATAACAATAGAACATTTTACTAAATTAAAAATAACATTTTTTAACAATTACAATATTGAAAAATTTCAATAATTAAAACTATCAGATTCGTTAGTTAAATTCTAAATGTTAATTTATTGTGCAGTACTAGTGTTAGATCTAGGTTGTACGCTCGTTATATTATTTTCGGAATTTTTAGATTTTTTATATATACATGAAATGATAATAGAAAATACTATAAAAACAATGAATAAATAAAAAAGAGACATTGACTCTTGTTCTTGTTCTTGTTCATAGTGTTCTTTTATAATGTTTCCATTCTTATTTTTATAAACATACATTTTATAAATTAAAATATTTTTATTAAAAATATTTTAATTTATTAAAATTTTTTATTATGAGATCATACATTACAGTGTTATCAAAAAAAATATTATCAACAGTAAGTAGTATATTTTCTTTTTTCGCCTGTAATTCTCTTAAATTTGTAATTAACTCGTCTTTTAAATGTTGTGATTTTAAAAGTTCTTTTTCTGAATTTAAATTAGGATTTTTCAAATCCTCTTGTCTTTCTATTTGAGAATAAATCTTCTTTTGTTCATTATTTACACTCTTAATTAATTGGTGTAATTTATTTATATTATCATCTATGATTGAAATATCATTATGAATTTTTTGTCCTATAGATAAGACATGTTTATGCGGTTTAAACATATTGCTTAATATTTCAGAATGTAATCCTTGGTTTTTTTGAAGAATACTATATATATTATTTTTAACTATAAAAATATCGTCCACTATTTTGCTTTTTTTTTTATACAATATTTCTAGGTCTGAAACGATTCCTATTTTTTTAAAATTTGTTTCGTTTATATTATTTATCATAAAAAAATCAATAGTAATACCATCTCTTCTTATAATAATTAAAAAATTTTTATAAATTATACATAATTTATATTCAATATTTTCAACAACATTTCTTAAACGTTTTAACTGTCTGTATATTTCTTTTATACTTAAAATTTCTTCTTTTGAAATATTTTTTAATTCTATATTTTTTTTATAGTTATATTCAAGTGTGTTTTCTAAATTATTATCATTTGTTAAATGTATTGGTTCCTCTTTATGATTGTCGTCGTCAACAAATTTACTATCAAAATCTAATTTAAGTTCATTTAAATTATAAATTGGAATATTATCATCTTGTGATTTTTCAATTATAATTGTATAATTAGATGGTATATATATAAATAAATTTTCAGATGTTTCAGTGTATATCACTTCAATCATGAAACAAGATTTTTTTATACAATAATAATTTACAATTTGAAATTTCAAATTGTATAAAAATTCTTCTAATTTACTTATACTTAATGATTTAGACATTTCTTTTATTTATTAACTTAAAATTATGTTATAAATAAGAAAAAAAATGAATTACAGTTCAGATATTATAGGAGATCTTCCAACAGATGAAACTGTTTTAACACATAGTGAAATAGAAATTTTCGACAAACTTTTCAAAAACGAAAATGATGTAAAAAAAATACTTAACGAATTACAAGATACTATTCTTGTAGGTATATTATTTGGAATTTTTTCATTAGAAATATTAAATAATATCATATATAAATATATACCTGTTACAAAAAAATCTATATATCTATTAATTTTTGTTAAGAGTCTAATGGTTATGGTATTATATTATTTTTTAAAAAATATGTATTTAATAAAAAACAAGTAGATTAAAGATAAAAATTTTTATCTTTAATCTACTTGTTTTTTATAATATATCAAAATTCCAAACAATATCAATGTTAAAAATAACCATGTATATAAAAATTTTTTAGGAGAAATTTTTTCAGTCTTAATTGAATTTACAACCATACTTTCTTTTATAAAGTATGGTTCTGTTATAATTAAAATAACAAAACTAAAACATGGTATAACATAATATAACTTATTATAATCAAATTTATTTCTATTTAAATACATATGAACCTTGTTCTCTAATAATTTGATATTTTTAATATCATTTGTATCCATTTATTTTTAAAATATATTTATATAAATATATTTTAATTGATAATATTTTTAAAGATAAATATATTAATCTGTATCTGAAAATTCTGGTTCATCGCAACCCATTGCTTTGTTTATAAAAGATTGAGCATCTTTAAAATCTTTAATATTTAGTTGTTTGATATTTTCTTCTACTTCTGAAATTTTTTCAATAGGTGATATCGTTTTAATAATTTGTTCTTCTTTCTTTTTTGATTCTACTTTTCTGAGTAGAGGCTTTGGAGTATCTTCGTCATCCTCTTCTTCTTTCTTTTTTGATTCTACTTTTCTGAGTAGAGGCTTTGGAGTATCTTCGTCATCTTCTTCATCTTGTTTCTTTTTTGATTCTACTTTTCTGAGTAGAGGCTTTGGAGTATCTTCGTCATCCTCTTGTATATCTTTTTTAGTTTCAATCAATTTTAAGTCAAAATTAGAAGTATATTTAAAACCATATTTTTTACAAAGTTCGATATCTTCTTCTGTAGAAATTGATTTTATGTTTTTATTTACAATTTTCGCAACTATTATTAATTCTTTAGGAGATTTAAATACTAAACTAGTTTCTTTATGGTAATAAACTTTCAAAGAAGGATGTAATTCTGCGCGTTTTGCAGATGTTGACGAATCCGATTTTATTGGTTGAGGTAAAAATTTAGGTTCTTTTAATTCTTTTCCTTCGTATTTTTTATGCGTTGAGCAATACTCACTTCCATTTTTAGACTTAACTCCGCATTTTTGACCTTTTTTATCGCCTTTTGTATATTCATAAGGACATCCAGTACCTTTTGTATCAGAAATCTTTTTTGTTACATTATTATTTGTTTCAGTTGTTATTTTAGTTTCTGTCTTTTTATCCTTTACAAGTTTACTAATTTCTGTGTTTTTCTTTTCAGAATTATCTAAATTTTTCCACAAATAAATAATATCTTCTTTATTTACGTTATCATATTTATCACATATTTGATTAATAAATCTACTGATATGTGATTCGATATTTTGTTCAATTAATTTAATAAGTGAGATCATTTTTTAAAAATTTTTAAAATTTTAAATTTTAAAATCAATTTTAAAATTTAAAATTTAAAATTTTAAAATTTTTTAAAAAATGATCTTAGAACAATATATAAAAAAATTTATTACCGATGGAAATATTTCATCAGCCTTGGAATGTTTAAAAGAATGTGACAATTTTGAAATTTGTTTAGCTTTAACAAAATATTTTTTAGAAATATTTGAAAACGATATAGATATTTTAAAACTATTATCACAAATTGCTTTTGATAAGAAACAAATAGATATTTGTTATAATACATGTTGTCATATATTAAAAGAAAAATATATAAATAATTTAACTTTATCAAACACGATAGAACTAAAGAATAAATGTATAGATACAATAAAAGATAGATATATATTTTATAATAAAGATGTTATTCTAAAAATATTAAACAGACAGAAACGTCCTTTTGATATTATAACTTTCAGTATAACAACATGTAAAAGATTATCATTATTTATAGAAACTATAAACAGTTTCTTAAATTGTTGTGAAGATATTGAAAAAATAGATAGATGGATATTAGTGGATGATAATTCATCAGAAGAAGATAAAAAATATATGATAAATAGGTATCCATTTTTTGAATTTATTTTTAAAAATAAGGAAAAAAAAGGTCATACTCATAGTATGAATATTATTTTATCTAAAATAAAATCTCCCTATCTATTTCACATGGAAGATGATTGGAAATTTTTTGAAAAGAGAAAATATATTACAGAGTGTTTATCTGTCTTATCTGAGAATGAAAAATACGGACAGTGTCTAATAAATAAAAATTATAGTGAATTATCCACAGATAATATAGTAGGTGGGTTTTCAAAAATAACAAAAAATAATACAAAATATATATTACATGAATACTGTGAAAATTCTGCTCAATACGATATTTTTAATAAAAAATATAATAATAAACCGAACTGTGCTTACTGGTCTCATTTTTCATTTAGACCATCTCTTTTAAGAACATCTATTTTTAAAACAATTGGAAATTTTAAAAAAGTCCCTCATTTTGAACGAGAATATAGTTATAGATATTTTAAGAGTGGTTTCCTTTCTACTTTTTTAAATGATATATATTGTATTCATATAGGTAGACTTACAAGTGAAATAAATAATTATGAAAAGAAATTAAATGCATATGATTTAAATGATGAAATACAATTTTTAGAAAAGAATATTGATTTTAAAACATTCATTATAAATCTAGACAGAAGAAGGGATAGATGGGATAGTATTTCTAAAAAATTACAAGATATTAATATAATAAGATATCCTGCTATAGATGGTTCTAAATTAAAAAATTCCGAACAGTTACAGAGAATTTTTGATAATAATGATTATAATATGAGGAAAGGAATGGTTGGATGCGCATTATCCCATATTAAATTGTATATAGATTTGTATAATTCAAACGATAACATATACTGTATTATGGAGGATGATATAAAATTAAGTTCTCGGTTTAGAGAAAAATTAATATATTTATATTCAAAACTTCCTGATAATTGGGATATTTGTTATTTAGGTTGCCATCTTTGGAAACAATATAAAAATGAAGAGTTTTTAAATCAAGAAAAATTTCCTATACCAGAAAAATGGAATAAAAAAAAATCATTTACATACTCGTTAGGAGGTACTTCTGGATATTTAATTAGTAAAACGGGAGCAAAAAAACTTTTAGATTATATTAACTTTTCAGGAATGACAAAATGTATTGATACGATACAACAACTACAATGTGATAATATGAATATATATTATAGTAAACCTCATATAGTATTTAGCGATTGCTGGACACTCGATAATAATACAGATACTGATATACAACTTGATACAGGTTCATTAACAATTCCTTTAGAACAACGAATTACCGAAGAAATTAAAAAATATACAAATCCAATTATTACTACAGATTATAATTTTGTAGAAAATCATATTTTAGAAAAAAATCCTAATACTATATTTTTTTCAGGTTGTAAAGAAGATATAGAAAAAATTATATCAAAATGTATTTTTAAATATTATAGAATGGGTACAAATACATTAGTTATTGTTCCAAGTGAACATATAATATACGAAACCAGACTTTGTAAAAATGGTTTTTACAATATAGATGATGCTATACAGTATAAAAATACAGATTTATTATTTTTAGAAAACTTTAAAAAAGTTGAACTTTCTAAAATATTTTTTTCTGAACCAGAAATTTTTGAAAACATAATTTTGAAAGATGTTGAAAACTGTACATTTTTAATTTGTACAAAGTATAAAATTTTAGATGTCAAAAATATGTATAAAATTTTAGATTTTTATAAAGGTAAAAATGTAGATATAATATGTATAAATGGTTTAGAAGGAGTAGATATAGATAAAAGTTACATAAATAACATAAAAACTATAAGTGTTGAATATAGAGAAGAATTTAAGCGAAATATAAATATATTTTTAAGAATCAAATATGAAATGGAAATATTTTTACCGCAAATAAAAGATAAAATAAAAAAATATTTATAATAAAAATGGATAAAAGAAAAATTTTATTAGATGTTCCTTATTTAGAAGAGAGTGATGTTAATGATCAAGGTGAATTAATACCATCTGTATGTAAGGGGAAACCAACACTTGTACTTCTTCAGGCAAATTTTTGTCCGCATTGTACTGTTGTAAAACCAGATTTTCAAAAACTTTTAAACCATAATGATAAATTTACAATAGCAACTATTCAATGTGATGGCGGAGATACTGATAAAAAAGCATGTCAAAAAATATCAAATAGACTTGGAGAAAAGTTTCGTGGTTTTCCAACATATGTTATATTTAATAAAAATGGAAGTTTTAAAGAAATTTGTGAAGTTGGTAGAGACTATAATAGTTTAAATAATTATATGCAACGGCTATAAAATATTAATATATAATTATATATTAATATATAAAATATGACAAGTATTAACGGAGAAAAATTTGATATTTTACCAAAAGATAATACTGAAACTATATTGGAAAGATATGCTTATTATAAAAATACTTTACCAAAGTATTTATTTTTTGAAAAAGAATTTAAAATTGGAGAAGATAATACAGTAGAAAACATACTAGATATTTTAAAACAATATAATGATACGTATAAAAATTTTTATGAAAAATACAAATATATATACCCAGATAAAGATATCGAAAAACAAAAATCATATATATCCATACAAGAAATATTGGAATTGTGGATTATGTATTCAAAATCTGTAACTATTTCGGAAGAATATAAAGACCAAATTTATCAACTGATTATCCAAGAAATATACAGTATTCATAATATTGATATTGATATAGAAGAAATTTTAGAAAAATCCAAAAACACTAAGTTGGAAATAGCAGAAAAGATAGAAAATTTTAGAAAACAATTTGAATCTAAAAAATCATTAGATTCTGTCACTCCCGTGCCTTTTACAGATATAGATATACAATATCTGTCTATATCTTGTAAATTAAATATTCCAGAATTAACTTTAAGTGAAGTTTTTAACGATATTATTTTAAATAATGATATACCATTTGTTTACTTTAAAAACTTTTTTAAAATTTTAAAAAAGTTTAAAGTGGATGAAGCATGGTATGAAGAAACTCAAAAAGATGAACTTGTTCTTTATGTAAAAGATAAAATTTCTGAAGAAAGTTTTATTAAAGTTATTATAGATGAAAATTTTAATATTAATTTTGAATTAAACACAAAAAAAGGATATGTTTCTAAAGAAGAATTTATAGATAAAATAATAAAAGTTTTAAATAACAATAGAATTACTGTTAGTGAAATTGTAGAAGAAAAGATTTCTGGAATATACGATTATAATAATATGATAATAAATTCTTATATTTTTGCGGATCTTGTTCTAAACGATGAATTATTTTCAAAATATATATCTATAGATGAAAGTACAAAAGCTACAAAAAAAACAACAAGTAGTGGAGAACAATGGATATATATACATTATAATGATGAAATAAAAGATAATCATGTAACAGCGGGTATTACACAAAAAATCCCAGATAATTTTCACGAAGAATCTTATCTTAGAATTAATTGTAAAGGAAAGCATATATATAAAGTTAAAATTTTTCAAAATATCTTAGGAAAATTTTTAACTTTATATAATGAAAAAAAGGATGCTATAATAAAGGAATATAAAAAATATATTCCTGAATTTACAGTCGAAGAAAAATACGAAAGGAAAAGTAGTAAAAAAGAGAAAAAAGATGAATTCATTAACCCTAGAAAATGCCAATCACATAAAAATCTTAAAAAAATATCAAAAGAAGATTACGATAACTATAGATCTAGAGATATGGACGCTATAGAGTTTCCAAGAAGTATATCTATAGGAACAAAATATCCAAGTGACGGAGAGAATGTTCAATACTTTATATGCGAAAAATCTGAAGAAAAACTTTCAAAGTATATATATACAGGATTACAGGACAATAGAAAAAATGAAGAAAATGGAAAAAAATATCCTTTCTCCCCTTGTTGTTTTACTACAAGTCAAGTTAATAAACCAATATATCGAGAATATTACATGGGGGAAGAAATAAAAGATAAAGAAACTAAACAACAAAATATAATTTCAACGAACAAATTTGTAAAATATCTTAATTTTGGTGAATTACCTGAAATGTTAAATAAAATTTTTGAAAATTTTGATCCACTAACACAATATACATATTATAGATTGGGATTTGATAGAAATAAAAATAGTTTTTTAGCCTGTGTATTAACCGCGATAATAGATAACCAATATACAATGGATAAAGAATATGCAATTAAATTTAATAAAGAAAAAAATGATCAGGTACGAAGTACACTATTATCAAACCTTAGAAAAAATTTTGTAAAAAATAACAGTTTATATCCTGTTTCAAAACAATGTGCTTATGATATATCAGATCATGATTTAGTAAATGATATATTAAATAATGAAAGTTATTTTGACCCAAAAAAATATATCCAAATGATTGAAGAATATTACGGTATAAATATAATATTATTTAATAGAGAAGGAATAATAAAACCTTATTATTCTGAAAAATATTACTATAATTTTAATGATAAAAATTTTGTTTTTATCTACGAACATATGGGAAGTGAATCTGATAATGCATTATATCCTCAATGCGAATTAATTGTAACGTCAGGAAAAAATACAATTAACCAAACATTTTATATATTTGATCAAGATTCTATTATAGTACAAAATATAAAAAGGATATTTTCGGATATTACGAAATCATATGGAATATTTTTAGAAAATATCTTTACAAAAAAATATTTTGAAGATAATGAAATTAAATTAATTTCGCAAATTATAGATTCTTATGGAAAAACAAGAGAAATAAATGTAAAATTTAACAACACTGATATAACTATATATACCACTCCTTTACAACCTTTAAGAATTCCAATCAATAAAGAAAATTTAAAATATCCTACTACACGTGAAATTGCTACAACAATTTTAAAAAAATTGAATATGGAAATTGTATCTGATATGAATGATAGAGTTTCAGGAAAATATAAAAATAATACTTTTACAATTCTTACGGAGGAAGAAAAAACAAGTTCAAGTTTAACAGTGTATAATAATAATAAAAAAATAGCAAGATATATTTCTGAATATACTTTATGGCATTTTTCTAATTATATAGAAGAAGAAAAAATTGAAAATGTAACTATGGAAACTTTAAAAAATTTTACAGAACAAGGTTTTATTATAATTGAAAATTATAATTATAAAAACATAAATAGAATTTTTTCTAAAAATTCTTCTGTTTTTAAAGATGGAAAACTTATAGTTACAAGCACAGAAATGAGAAACAGATTGCTATATTTATTAAGATTAAAATTACAACAACAATATTCTAAAATTATAAGTTATAATAACATTAAAATTATTCCTAATTTTTATATAGATTTAACAGATTTTGATGTACATCAAAATCAAATTGTATTACAAGGTGAAGATTGTCTTTATAAATGGAATAATAGTTTAGATGGAAAAACTTATTTATATAAAGAAGTTATACCCGAAATTAAAACACCTTATTTTTTTACAAATCCAATAATCAATGATAATATATATATAGCTCAAAATACAGATAATATAGAAACAGCTTTAAAAATATGTTTAAATTGGGAAAAACATGGATATAATATTGGATATTATGGTGAATCCGATAATTTAGTTTTAGATTATTCATATACTTTATATTCTTATGGAAATGAAAATGACATTGATAAATATTATATAAAAAGTTCTATAAATACAAATATGGAAATAATAGGTTATAAGATAGAGGAAAAATCCTTTTTTACAAGTTTGTTAAAAATATAATATATATCTAAAATAAAATGAGCAAAGAAAAAAAGTTTAATAAAGTTTTACAAACTGCAAAATTGGCTCTTGATGAAGCTGGTGTAAAATTTCATCTTCATTTTGGGACAGCTTTAGGAGCTCATAGAGAGCATAGTTTTATTAAACATGATAATGATATTGATATAGGTATTTTTTATAAGGATGTTAATACAGTATCTGATATATCCAAAATTAAACGTTCAATGAAGCAACATGGATTTAAACTTGTTGCTTCATTAGGAAAAATAAATGATAATTACGAATTACAATTTGAATTAGATGATATAGGTTTTGATATTTTTTGGATTTACGAAGGTAAATATAGAGGTAAAAAATATTATATTTATTCTAGCTACTATGGAATTTGTGATAAACTTCCAAAAAAAAGATGTATATGGGGTGTAAGACCCTATAAAACTATAAAAATAGATTTTTTAGGAGAAACATATAATGTAATTCCTCAAAAAACTTTAGTTGATGCTTATGGAGCAGATTGGACAACTCCTAAAAAATTTAATTATCATGAAGGACTTGAATCTGGTTACAAAGGATTGTTAGCGGATTATTTCAAACCTCGTCCAACGGATAAAAAGATTGCATTTTGTTTTTTACTTTATGATCGTCATAAACATAGTGATACTTGGATAAAGTTTTTTAATAGTGATAAATATCCTATTAAAAATTATAATATATATACACATCTCAAAGAAGTAAATAAAAATACAGCAGAATGGATACAAGATCATAGAATTAAAAGTATAAAAACAGGATGGTGTGAAGAAAATCTTGTATTTGCTTGGATTAAACTTTTAAAAGCAGCACTTAAAGATCCTGATAATAAATACTTTGCTATATTATCAGGAGAATGTATTCCACTTTACGATTTTGAAACTACTTATAAAAAGATAACTTCTTCTAAAAAATCAAGGATAAATATTGATAATAATACAGAACCAGCGGAACAAACAGGTCTTTCTTACGCTGACCAATGGTGTATTTTAAATCGCAAACATGCTAAACTGTTGTTAGCTTTAAAAGAAAGCGAAGAAGGTAAGATGTTTAGAAAACAAATCAAAAAGATGATTTGTAAAGATGAAGAATGTTTTTGTCCAGATGAACTATATCCTGTAAATTGGTTTGTTAAAAAATATGGAAATATAAGTTCTCAAAGGTTTAAAAAAGAAATTAAGGTTGTACAAACTACTTATACAAAATGGGATGGTAAAAACACAAGTCCAATTAAATTTAATAGTAAAACTATAAAAAAACATAGAAATGAGATTTGTGGTTCACATGCCCTTTTTGCAAGAAAGTTTAATAGCAAGGCAGGGAGATCAGTGGCGATGAGTTGTTAAAAAATAAATTATAATAATTTATTTTTTATGTATCATATTTTTCAAACTTCTATCAAATTGAAATATTTTAGAAAATTTTAGAAAATTTTAGAAAATGAATGGAAAATATTTATTTGAAAAAATTAAAGAATATACAGTTGAAGAAATTTTATCTTTAGGTAAAAATGAATCTGAACGTGGTAATATATTTGAAAAATTATGGGATATTATTATCAAGTTTGGATTTTGTAGATTTTTCCCAAATGATACATACGAACATTACAAAGGCAATATGAATATTACAAAATTAAAAAAAATTGATTATTTAGAAAAATATCTTGATGAACTTTCTATTTTTAGTAAAGGCGAAGGAGGTTCAAGTGATATTACATTAAAAAACAAAAAAGATGGAAGATGGATATTTATTTCTTCAAAATTTTATGTGGATGATGATAAAAAATCTATAGATGAATATGATATACAAAAGATAGTTGCTGCGATTAATCATAATTCTGATGTATATAAAGAGTATCATATATATTTATTAGTAAAAGATAGAGATAAAGTTCTTAATACAATATCAAAATGTCATTCAACTAACAATTATATTAAAGAAAAAATACATAGTATTTTTGACTTGAAAGATTTAGAAAAAGATTTTATTAGATTACAGCAATATATACAAAATCTTGATTTCAATAAAATTGATTCTATATTTTCCAAGTCAAAAATACCTTTACAATTACGTTTTCATCAAGAACTCATTTGTTATAAACAAATGAAAAAAATTAACGAGCGACAAAAGGAAATGTTAATAGGAGCAAAACCAAGATCTGGAAAAACATATTGTATCGGAGGTTTATTTATAAAGTATTATAAGAAATACGGGATGTTAAATGCTTTAATATTAACTCCTTGTCCAAATGAAACAATACCTCAATTTACAGATGATTTATTTAATAAATTTTTAGACTTTATTGAAATAAATGTAATTGAAATAAAATGCGGAAATGATTTATTAAATATAGTATTAGGACAAAATAATATAATTATTGTAAGCAAACAATTGTTAGATAGTTATGTCCTAGAAAAAACGGTTAAAAGTATAAAGAATCTTGAATTAGATTTTATTGTATCTGATGAAAATCACTTTCATGGAACCACACAAATGTCTAAAAATATTTTAAATTCATATTCATCTGAAAAAACTATTAAAACATATTTAACTGCTACTTATTTTAAATCTTTAAACGAATGGAATATATCTACAGACTGTCAATTTTTCTGGGATATAGAAGATGAACAATTATGTAAAAAGAGAGATGTTTTAAGCCTGATAGATAAACATGGAGATGATGTACTATTATTTTTAAATGAAAATAATCAGGAAGATTTATTAAAAGTTTACGATGCGATGCCATCTTTAGAAATGATTACAAATATGATGGATATTGAAAGATATGATTCTATAAAAGAACGTATTAAAGATACTTCTTACGGTTTTTCAAATAGTACACTTTTATGTGGAAATTTTCCTAGAGAAGTAGATATTGTTCTTGGTTATATTACTGGAAGTAATAAAGAACAAGACTATCCAAACGGAGATAAATCTATTTTTGGAAGAATAAAAAATAGATGTACAAAATATAATAGTAGAACTAAATTAAATAATGGAGATTTTACAACTCAATTATGGTTTTTACCTTTCGGTGCTGGAATGACTATAGATAAAGTTAGTGAACATCTCAAAGAACGAATGTTAAATAATCTTATTCTTAAAAAGTATGAAATAAAAATTATTAACTCAAAAAAGGATTATAAATTAAAAGATATTAAAGAATCTATAAAAAAATATGAAATAAGGGCAAAAAGTCAAGGTCGAGATGGTTTAATTTTACTCGCAGGAAATCAATTGACTTTAGGAGTCACATTGCCTTTTGTAGATATTGTATTTTTATTCAACGATACAACAAGTGCGGATAAAATTTTTCAGATGATGTATCGAAGTATGACTGAAAGAATAAATGATCCTGAAAATGATTTAATAAATAATGGAAAAAAACATTTTGGTTTTGTAGTTGATTTAAATATCTCAAGAGTTCTTAATACTGTACTACAGTATAATGTTAAAAACGGTTTAAATATAGAACAAAAAATACAATATGTTGTTGAAAATAATCTTATTAATATTGATAGCGACCTATTTGAAAATAAGAAAAATAAGTCGCTATTAGTAGAAAGATTAATTGAAATATGGAGAACAAATCCTGTAAATTATTTATCTGTATTATTGAAAAAAATTCAAAATTGTAATGTAACTTTAGAAAATTCTGATCAAAAAATGATAAATAAGTATTTTACAAGTTCAAAAGGGGATAGTAAAAATACAAAAGTTGAAGCAGATAAAGATAATGTACAAAGAATTCAAAGTGGAAAAAGTATAAGAACAGTTTCAGAAAAAGATCATGAAAAAGATCATGAAAATAAAAAAGAAATAGAAATTTCTTTTTCTAAAGATGTTTTACCCTATATTATACCATTATGTTGTATTTTAACTATGAAAACACCTCATACAGATATATTAGAAATAATGGAATTTATAGAAAAAGAACCAAGTTTATTATCTGTTTTAGAAGAACAATGTTTTATTTGGTGGAATAAGAGAGAAGTTTTAAAAATGATTATTACACTAATTTTAAAATATATTAAAAAAGATTCAGATATATACAACATAACAATACAATTTAAAATGTCTCTAAAAGGATTATTAGATAAACCAGACGAGTTGTTAAAATTAATTGACAGTTGCTTGAAACCAAAACAAAAGGAGAAAAAAGAATTTGGAGAAGTATTTACACCGATGGAATTAGTAAATGAAATGCTAGATAAATTGGATAAATACTATAAAGAAAAAAATGATAGAAGTATATTTACAGAAGCTGACTTTAAATGGGGAGATATTGCAGGATGCGGTATGGGGAATTTTTCTGTTGGAATATATTTAAGACTAATGGAAGGATTAAAGTGTGAATTTCCAGATGAAGATATACGAAAACGACATATTTTAGAAAATATGATTTACATGGCTGAACTCAATAAGAAAAATGTATTTATCTGTAATCAAATATTTGATG